TGAAGTTCCAGCTTTTACATCGAAAACCAGAGCTAAACAGACACAATTTCGTCCTGTTTATGCTGATGGTCAGATGGAAGCAATTATTGGTACTGTATTAGGTTCTGTTTTAGAACCTGTTATTGGTACTGTAATTGATGGAGCTACAAATATAGTCGGAGGAATAGTTAATGAAGGTATGTCAGCCATTAACAATTTGTTATCACCAATTTTCGGAATGTTGAATGGCCAACGTCGTTCTCCAATTGAAAATATGTTTGGAAACATTCCCGCAATACCTAGCTTAGACAAACCCGCTGATCATTCACAACCCGTTGAATTTCGACCTAATGTTGTTGGTGATATGGCAGTTGCTGTAAGAAGTGAACCAAAGTTATCTATGCGCCTTGATAGTACAGTCTTAACTCCTAGTGTGCCTTTACACTTTCCTGGAACTAATCCAGTTTCAGTGAGTGAATTGACACAAATATGGAGTTATGTTGACTCTTTTAACTGGACTACTGCGCAACAAACTGCTGGTGAAGCTATTTACTCAACTGTTATTGACCCAGGTGCTGTTAAATATGATCATACAATGCTTGGCTATTTTGCGAAAATGTATACTGCCTATTCTGGAACTCTTGAGTTCCGTTTTGATATCGTTGGTACCCAATTTCACACTGGCTCCTTATTAATTGGATTTGTTCCTTTCGAAACAAGTCCAACTGAAGAGGAAGCTAGATGTGCTTATTCAAAGTACTGCGATGTCCGTGAACAACGGCAAATTACATTTTCTGTCCCTTTTATCGACACAAATGTTTTACGTTTAATATCTGATAACCAACCAACCCCTGAAACTATAGCTGAATTAGGAAGACTTCGTGTCTATGTTGAAAATTCTCTTGTTCCAATTGGTTCCGTTACTCCCTCAGTTGAAATTCTAGTTTTTGTTAGAGCAGGTCCTGATTTTCATTTTACTTTAATGCAAAATCCTGATTTGTATCTTGATAGATCTATAATTGCAGCTGATGGACAAATGGATACTGGTGATAAAGAAGTAGCTGATACGACCTCAACCTTTGATACTTTAAATGAATCTGGAATTCGAATAAATATTGGAGAAGATCATGAAATGATACCTGATGTACTTAAAAGAAACTATAAAACTCAAACAGTTACTATAACTGATTCTTATGTTTTGAATCTCAACTATCCTTTTATCTCATCTGAAAAAACTAACCCTTCTGCAATGATAAGTAATGTTTTTCGCTACAAACGTGGTGGAGAATGTTTTACTTTAGTTTTTGAACCTATTGATACTCCTGCTATTTTCGTGTCCCCCACTCCTAAAGCTATTTCAATCTTAC